ATCCGAGCATAGCTGCCCAGCCGTTAAATCTTTCTGCTTCGTTTGTCATAATTGGATGTTTGTTAATTGGATAGTTTGGAATGACTCTGGGTGGAGTCTCAGTTCCGAATAAATTGAGTGGTTCGTTAGTCATTATTTTTTCTTAGTTTTTCTCTTGTAAGGTTTTGCTGTTTTCGCTGCCCGTTTAAAGTTAGCGGCGGTGGGAGAGCCCTTAGAACCCACCTTTCTCATTTTCTCACCAGAGCCTGCGGCGATCCGCTTTCTCTTGGCGTGAATGTTTGCGTACAAGCCTCTCTTAGCCATTAGACTTTTCCTTTCTTAATTTTTTTCATTAATCTTTTAAGGATCTTTGCACCATCTTTTGGTTCTTGTGGTTCATTGAGTTGATCCTCTATATCTTTTGGAGGTCTACCAGTAGGAAAGATGTCCATAGCTATTTTACTGCCTTTCTTCTTTTTTACTGAGCCATCCTCATTGTATGTTATAGCCATTAGAATATTGGAGGAAATACATCCCTACGTAAATTTTTCATTCGACGTTGTCTTTCACGCCTACCTTGTGAGGAGTTTTTGATAATCCTCATCGCCTCATTATAGTCTTCTTCAGATAAATTTTGCATGTCTTCTACTCTTTTGATAAGAGCTAACTCTTTTTTAGTTTTCTTTTTAGAGTTATCATCCATGTTTACTGTGTGTGCCATATTAGCATTTCCATTTGCGTAGTGCAAGAGCCTTACGTGTAGGCTTGCCGTTTGGTTTTTTCATTGGTCCTTTTACTCCGCTCATACGAGCACAGAAAGAACGCTTACGTGCACCACCTCCGGGCTGCGGAGCCTTGAGGTTAGAGCCGGTAGCTCTGTTGTACTTTGCTCTACCGGCAGCTGTCAGTCCACCAGTACGGGACTTGTGTTTGCCCATTTTGAGACTGACATTCTTTTTCTTGACTGCCATTATGCGTTTGGTTTTGTACGTGGATCAGTTTTAAACTTAGCTTTACCTCCATAAGCAAGTGGTAACTCTAGCTGTTTGTATTTTGGTGGTTTCTTTTTACGTTTAAAAGGTCTGTAAGGTGATCCTCCTTCAAGACCTGTAGCCTCTTCGGGATGTATCCGTCTAAGATCATATGGATCTGCCATTACTTTTTACCTTTCTTCATTTTATTTTTCATGATTGCAGCCGCAACCTTTGGTCTTTTTTTTGCGAGTGCGGCTAGTCCCTTTGACACTTTTTTAGTGCCTGTCTTTTTCTTTTTGTCTCCGTAATGTCCGGGCATAATTAGAACTCCAAATCTGATCTGTCAAGTTTTTCAATTACATCTTGTCTGTAAGCTGGGTCTCTGTCGTAACGAGAATCATTCATCGCTGCTACTAATTCAGCCTGACTGCGGAAGACGTCGCCGCTTTTTGTTGGTGCTTTACCTGTTACCATTCTGCCTTCTACTCCGTTTGCATTATCATATTCTGCCTTTAGTCCAGACACAGCTAGTTGTATAGCTTGTACACTGCCTGAGTTTACGACTTCATTAAATGCCGTAAGTTGTTCTGAAGGTATGTTAGACTTAGCCCAGTTTACTATCTGAGCATATGCCTGCTCTCCGCCTGCTGAGTTCTTGATCTGATTTATTTCAGCTGTACTGATCTCAGCTGGTGGTGTTGTTTGTTGAGGTTGTGTTGCCTGTACCTCCATGTAAGCTTTTATAAGATCTTGACTAGATAAAGAAGAAAACTTAGCAAGAGTTTCGTCTGATAACTTATTGCCATTATCAAAATACTCTTTACTAGCATCAGTAATGAGAGTAGCACCCTCAGACATCTTAGGTGTGTCTTCGGGTTGCTTCTCAGCACTAGCTGTTTCTGTATCTTTATCTTTATCACCAAGTTTTTTCTGTAGCTCTACATATGCTTTTTCTAATTCTGAAGCATCCTTATACTTACCAGCTAACAGTTGCTCCTGTTGCTCGACTATCTTTTCACCAACGGCAAGAGAGTCTTGCTCGTCAGTGGTAAGATTGTCAGTTAAAGTTTCTGTTTGTGGTGAAGTGTCTACTGTAAATGTGTTAGTCTCTGCCATTTATTCTTGTGGTGGTTGTAAGTTACCTAGTACAGCTGCGGCTTGATCTGCTACATCTGGATTCTTAGCTGGATCCATAAGTGGTGTACCAGCAAGCTGACCGGCTTGATCTACAAGTGACTGGTTAGTCTTGTCTTGTACTGTTTGCTGCTTGAGCTGCTCTAGTTGTTCTGCTGTACGTACAAGATTCAGTACGTCTATACCTTGTGCTGCTGCTAATCGTTTGATAGCTTCGCTTGGGTCGATGTATTTCATCAACGCTTCTGGTCCTAGTGTCTGTGCAACAGTTGCTATAAATCTAGTAAGAGATTCGTTATCCTGTCCTCTACCTAGACTATTTATACCAGCTACTATCTTAGGTCTAACGACATCTTTAGGTAGCCTTGGTATCTGATTAGATCTCTGTAGTATTAACAGAGTTCTGTTGAGGTAGGGTACTAAAAACTCTACCGTTAACAAGCTGAACAGACCGCCGAGCGATTGTTCTAACTCTAGCTGTGTAAGGCGTACCTCTTCAGCTGTAACTCTTTCTGCGTTTCTGATGTTCATAACCAAGAACGCTTCGAGTACTCTTTTTTCTATTGTTGCTGCTAGCTGTGCAGCTGTAGCAAAGTCTGCTGTCTTACCGACTTGCACGACTCCTACATCTTCTGGTCTACCCTGTATTATAGCACCGTTTCCAGCTTTGGCAAGTGTTCCGGGCTTGGTTGTCGCAGATGGTGAGACAAGAAAGACAACTTTACTTGCCACACTTGCACCTTCTACAAGAGATTGAGACAATCCATCAAGACTTCTTAGATCTCCAATGAACTCCTCTACTCTACCACGTCCGTAGTCCTCTCCGTCTACTGTATTGAATCGAAGCACTAACCATGGTGAGGCGTTTTTCGGTGCTGTGCTCTGGCTACCATCTAAGATCATATCATCGACCTCTTGATGCCATCTCCAGCTACCGCTACTCTCATCCATCTTGACACAGGTGTATACCTCGGCGTCGTCTTCTGTATCACCGTATTCCCCATTCGGGTTGTCAGTAGGTGGGGGTAATATGCCCAATACTTTTCTACTAACCATTTCTTTTGTAACGATCTCTATGATGTTACCGTTGCCATCTCTTTCTATAACGTATCTTTGTAATGGATAGTGTTTAAGACCATCCTTGCCCATAAATATCAGAGCATTACCAGATACGATCAGATGTTTTAAGGCTTGGTGTACAACTACACGATCGCTTGACGCAGCTATATAGTCCATAATCAATCTCTCTATCTTGGAGAATGATAAGTCTAATTCACTACGCATCGTTGGGTCAAGCGTCTGTCCCAGTTTATCATCCCTAACTTGTAGTTTGAAGAAAGCTGTCTGTGGTGGTAGTATTGCAAGCATTAATTTTGCTGCAAGTGTCACCACTGCTTTTGCTCCAACGGATTGATAAGGCTGTAATAGTTGTCGCTTGCCTGTAGAGTTGTCATCTTGAGTGACTAGATATGGTAAGGTAAGTTCAGAGCACTCAACTGCCATGTCTAGAAACTGTGTTCTACCTGACTGAAGTTGAGAATATCTTTCTCTTGCCTTAGACATTTAATCCTCCAGAACCTTCTGTACCACCGCTACCAGTGTTGATGTTAATTTTAAGAGCATCTGTACCAACTCTCTTGGCTGCTCCTCTTGTATCTTTTCCTGTTTTCTCACTGGTTCCGTATTCAACTCCAGCAACGTCGTCTGGATCTAGTAATTCTTTTTTACTAGGTAGTCTAGAAGCTGAGACTAAGTCTGGCTGTCTAGGTTGAATAGGTGCTGGTGTAGATACAGGTGTAGGTGGTGCTGATCTAAATATACACATGTTATTCGTTTAAAATAGATTTTATATATTGTACCACTTCCCATTGTCCGGAGCGATACATAATGGAGGCTAAGTCCTCCTTGGGGTGGACAGGATACCAAGCGAACTTGGTTTCTAAATCCTCTGCTAATTTCTCAAGCTTTTCAGAATGAAAGTTAAGCGTATTGAGGGAGGTTGGTGTTTGCATGTTCAAAAAATGCGGGCATACGAGCTGCTTTTGTGTCAGAAAACTGAGGTGCTTTACCTTGATACATTAACTGATCGCTCGCATCAGCCCAAAATTTTTTCGACAAATATTTATCAGTAT